TCTTCAATATAGAATGTTATCGATGATCGAAAGTTTGCTTTTTAGAGGACATCGTGTTATAGTTTTTCAACAGGCAGATCAGTGGTGGGATAATATCTCTAATAAAGAAGTTAAAAGATTACAAAAACTAGGACCTTGCAAACAAATTGTTGATGGTTTTCGATGGTGTGCTATCAGATGGCAACATGACCAAGGTGTTCCTTACACAACATATTCCAGAGCACCTGATGAAATAAAGCATAGAGAACCTGGCAAACATGAAGAAATAAACAATTATTTAGAACGATATATTAGACAACATGAGTTACACCTGTAAGTATTGTGACAAAAGTTATCGCAAGGAATCAACACTTGCGGCTCATCTTTGCGAGCCAAAACGCAGAGTGCAACAAGAGTCCGAAACGGGTGTACAGTTTGGTCTAAGAGCATACAAACGTTTTTATGAAATAACACAGGGATCTGCACGTAACAAAGACTATGCAGATTTTTGTAAGAGTCCCTACTACAACGCATTTGTAAAGTTTGGACGTTATTGTACAGGTATACGTGCTATAAACTTTATGAACTTTTGTGAGTGGTTGCTACAAAACAACAAAAAGATTGACCACTGGTGCAAAGACAAATTGTACCAAGAATGGATGTTACCCTACGTCAAACGTGAACAAGCACAAGATGCACTGGAACGTGGTGTAAAAGAAATGTTAGACTACTGCGAAGAACATCCAGAACTAAAAAATAACATCAGAGACTACTTTAGATACGCTAACAGTAACCGTATATGTCATCACATCAGCACAGGTAGAGTAAGTGCATGGTTAGTATTTAATTGTGAAAGTGGTGTAGACTTTTTAGACACATTAAACGAAGAACAGTTGCAGATAATTTACCCATATATTGATCCTGACTACTGGCAACGTAGGTTTACTGACTTCGTAGCAGACACAGAATGGGTTAAGCAGGCACTCAAGGACATCGGACTATGAAGTTTCAAGCAGATATTGACATAGACTTTGGCGACAGAGAAAAGATATTAGAGCATGTCAAACACATACCTGCCAGCATACATCGTGATGGCGAAGTTGTACCACACAACACAGGTGTGTACGTTAATAACATACCCAAGCATCCAATTACACGACTAGCAAGTATCGATCACAAAGAAGCAGAGCAACGTGGTTACGTTAAACTAGACTTTCTTAATGTTAGTGTTTACCAACAAATACACAGTGAAGAAGAACTTGATGTGTTAATGAATCTTGAGCCTCCCTGGCACAAACTTAGTGATCCAGAGTTTGTTGAAAAAATTATACACATTGGTAATCACTACGACATCCTACAAAAACTACAGCCTAAAACAGTAGACGACATGGCGGCGGTACTTGCTATAATACGTCCCAGTAAACGTTATTTGTTAAACAAAGACTGGGCTACTATTAATCGAGAAGTGTGGACAAAGCCAGCAGATGGCAGTTACTATTTTAAGAAAAGTCATGCTACAAGTTATGCGTACTTGGTCGTAGTACATATGAACTTAGTTCATCTTTCGAACTAAGGTAATTGCTCTACGTTTTGTACGTTTTTTAGACAAGTCTTTGAGACTTAACTGTGGACCGTATTTTATTACTACATCTTTACTATTAAAAGTTTTTAAACAAGGCTTATATCGATGCCATTCTTGTTTAAGGAAAACATTAATAGGTATCATGCGATTTGATTCCCACCACCATGTTTCTGCTAGTTCGATAAATTTGAGACGCTCTTCTTGTGTCTTAAGGTTAGAATAATCGTAAATTGTGGTGATAACTTCGTCGTAGTTCTGTATTATGCCTATATAGTCGTTGCCTCCATAGACCACGAAACTTAGGAATGGATATTTGTCAAGCAATTCTTGAATTTTAGACTCTAACACAATAAATACAATATGCAATTCATTACCCAATATTTATATAGGCAAAAAATACCTTGCCAAATAGTTGAACTTTTGGAAACTAACCGAAGGACTGTGAGCGTGTATAATAGAGACATAAAAGCCTACCGTGGTGTAGCAAACAAATTCTTAATAGAAGTTAAGAACCAAGACCAGAAACCAATTAACATTAGTAGTAGAGATATTAAACTAAACATTCTCAATTCAGAGACTAACACTGTTTATAGTACAACCACTGCTACAATACATAACGCCGCTAAAGGGCAGGCACTTGTAACACTAGATGACAACGACTTGCTAGATTTGCCTGCCACTTACTATAATTACACAGTTGCAGTTACTAGTGGTGAGGGTACAGATGAAATCGCATATTCAGATGACAACTACGGTGTACGTGGCACTCTGCAGGTATTAGACGGACATTATCCAACATTTACAGCATCAACTGAGCTTACTATTGATTCAAGTACAAATGAAACAAGTTATGTTATAAGTGACAAGAGTACCAATCAAGGCAGTAAACTTCACACAGCCGCATTTTATCTCAACGGCTATACAGGTGATATCCTAGTAGAAGGCACACTAGATGATACACCGAACTATAACTCAGCAAATTACTTTACTATTCAAACAAAGTCTTACACTTCCTCAAGCGACGTAGAGTACACTACATGGACTGGGAATTATAGAGCGATTAGATTTGTGCAAGTTGCAACCGGAGGGAGCATAACCAAAATACTATATCGTGGCTAAACGTATAGTAGTTTTTGGAGACAGTTGGACTTATGGTTCTGACTTAGTTGATCCCGCACTTATTCCCAAATTAGAAAGTGAAGGCTACGGCTTAGAAGATGCTGAGTACAAATATTTTCACGAAAATCTTCCTTATAGAGAACAGCACAGATATTCTAATCTACTTGAAAAAGCATTGGAAATTCCTGTTGACAATTTGTCAGAACCAGGCGACAGCCTAATAGGAATGCGTGTTAAATTTATAGAATGGATTCATCAGCAACCCAAAGATTGTTCTGACATTCTGATCATATTTGCCACAACAGCACACGAAAGATATAGTTTTTATTCAGCAAAAGACAAGCGATGGTTAAACAGTGGCTACTTGCAATACGGAGGCATGCACCATCCATTAGTTGAACACTGGAAAAGACACTTAGTGCATAGCAGTAGTACAGAACTACACAACTATACTTTGTTAGATTTTGTTATGTCGACAAGAGCACTCTGTAAAGAACGTAACATGATCTGGATATATGCACCTGTTTTCCCAACGCATAGTCATGGCAGTATCGACGATAAGTTTGTCACAGAATGGAGTATGCTTGATATATGTCGACAACGAGAAATGGAAGGACACGATGTCTGGGCCTGGGGAGAACACCCCAACGAACTTGGACATAAATTTATAACAAAACACTTGATAAGTTTTATGAAAGAGCGTAAACTTATATAGTGAACCTTATACAACAAACATTATTAGACAACTTACCAGCAAAACGCAAAACTACCCCTAGTGGTTGGACAAGCGTGAATGCTCCATGTTGTACACATCGTGGACATAGTGCTGACACAAGAGGCAGAGGTGGCATTATAAATGCACCAGATGGTTCTGTAAGTTACCATTGTTTTAACTGCAACTTTAAAGCGACGTGGCGCCCAGGCTGGCATTTTAACTTTAAGTTTCGAAGACTACTAAGTTGGTTTGGGGTAGAAGAAAATGACACGCAACGTTTGGTATTTGAAGCAATGCGCATCAGAGAAGAACTCGGTGATGCTGTTGAAGAAATAGAACAGCAACAAGAAAAAATAGAGTTTGAAACCAAACCTTTGCCAGAGGAAAGTGCAGATATTAGCCAAGTAGCAACCATGATGGCGATTGATCCTAAGTATGAAACAACACAGAGTTTTAGAGACATAGTTGCCTATGCTGTGACACGTAAGATAGACATACAACGTTATCCAATATTTTATAGTACTAGTCGTAACATGAACATGGATAGGCGTGTTGTTATTCCTTTTACGTGGCAGGGTAAAACAATAGGATATACTGCTAGAGCATTGGATAAGCATATAAAGCCCAAGTACTTCAGCAGTTACGATAGCAATTATGTTTTTAACACAGATCGACAACCCAAGGACGCAAAGTTTGTTATAGTATGTGAAGGTCCTTTTGACGCTATGGCAGTTGACGGTGTTGCTATATTAAGTAATACCATAAATGACACACAGGCAGAGATTATAGAACGTTTAGGCAAACGTGTTATTGTAGTGCCAGACTTTGATCGAAGTGGACAACGTATGATACAAGACGCTATTGCATATGACTGGGAAGTAAGTTTCCCTACTTGGTCAGAAACCTGTAAAGACATTGGCGAAGCAGTTGAGAAGTACGGCAAGTTATTTGTTGTAAAAAATATTTTAGACAATGCACAAGCAAATAAATTAAAAATAAACTTGATGAGAAAAGCAATTAAATGAGTAAAGATTATTCACCAGATTTACAAAAACTATTTTTAGAAATGATGATGTCAGATGCACAGATGTTTGTGCGTGTGGGTAACATCTATAATCCTAAAAACTTTGACAGAGGACTACAGGACACAGCAACTTTTATACAGGAATACACGGATAAACACAAAGCACTTCCTACAAGAGATCAAGTTAAAGCGACGTCTGGTGTTGAACTTAAAGAAGTAGGCAACATAGATGACGCACAACATAATTGGTTTTTAGAGGAGTTTGAAGGATTTAGTCGCAAGGGAGAACTAGAACGTGCTATTCTCAAAGCGGCAGATCATTTGGAAAAAGGTGATTATGATCCTGTAGAGAAGTTAATTAAAGACGCTGTGCAAATTAGTTTAACAAAGGATTTGGGCACAGATTACTTTGAAGATCCTAAGGCTAGATTGTCGTTACTGAAAGACAATAACGGACAAGTAAGCACAGGCTGGCCCACACTGGATAAGAAACTGTTTGGTGGATTTAACAAAGGCGAATTAAACATCTTTGCTGGAGGTAGTGGTAGTGGTAAAAGTTTGTTTATGCAGAACATTGCTATTAACTGGGTTACACAAGGACTTAACGGTGTGTTCTTAACACTAGAACTTAGTGAGGGTCTTTGTGCAATGCGTATTGACTCAATGGTGGCTAACGTAAGTACCAGAGAAGTATTTAAAGACATTGATACTGTGGAAATGAAGGTTAAGATGGCTGGTAAAAAGTCTGGGGCTCTGCGTATTAAGTACATGCCAGCACAGAGCAACGTTAATCAGATCAGAGCATACTTAAAAGAACTGGAAGTACAGTCAGGAAAGAAAGCTGACTTTATCATGGTAGACTATTTAGACTTGGTTATGCCAGTAAGTGCTAAAGTAAGCCCTAGTGACTTGTTTGTTAAAGACAAGTATGTGTCGGAAGAATTACGTAACCTAGCAAAAGAGTTTAATATATTAATGGTAACAGCATCGCAGTTAAACAGAGCGGCGGTGGAAGAAATAGAATTTGATCACAGCCATATATCTGGTGGTTTAAGTAAAATAAATACTGCTGACAACGTGTTTGGTATTTTCACAAGTAGGGCAATGCGTGAACGTGGAAGGTATCAGATACAGTTAATGAAAACTCGTAGTTCTAGTGGTGTTGGACAAAAGATTGATTTAGAGTACAACATGGAGACGCTGAGAATTATCGATGCAGGTGAGGATGAGCAAGCCAACAAACCACAGTCAAGTATTATGGATCAAATAAAAACAAAATCAACTACTACAACGACAGAACAACCCAGGGTAAATGCTCAAGTCGATAGTTCAAAGCTCAAGTCTATGTTGGCTGGGCTGAAGAAAGTTGAATGACGATAGTTTTGATATATTATACAGAGAATTAGTGATATTTGAATCTCCAGACGGTGGCCAGACAGTGTACGAAAGACACCCTGGCAAAACAGGACGCAAACTTGTCAAGTACAAGGAGTTGCCTAAGTGGTATATTGACATACAAGAATTTAATAACATAATGCACCACGCCAGCGAGAGTCCTACACTACAAGAATCTCTTGTGCAATTAAAAACAATATGGGAACTGACGAAAAAGTCTTAACTTTGTTTGCAGATTTGCAGTTTACTGCAAAATGGATCGCTAATTCTATACACAATCGCCAACAGGTGTGCGACTTTTGTTGGACTATAGAAAATGTCCTCCCTCCCAACATATTAAATTCTATAAATTATTTTTTAGATATTAACAATAAATGGGAAAACGTAGATCTTCAAGATTCGTGGCCTAGACGTGCAGTACACTGGGATCAACCTGATACTAGTCCTTACAAGAAAATGCACTTTATATTTCAACAACTAACACCAGTAATTCGTGGTGTGTTCAACGAACATGTAGAATTTCAACATAGTAATATGTGGGAGGACAGTCCAGAGTACACAATAGATCCTCATGTTGATAATGATGCAATTAATTATGCAATACAAATATATCTCAACGATGCTAACGAAAATTGTGGGACTTGTATGTATGACAGCGAGCAAAAATTAATACACAGAGTACCTTATATTAAAAATACTGGATATATTTTAAAAAATGGCGTAAACAGTTGGCATGGTATGACTACCAAAGGTAATCTTAGGCGTAGTCTATATGTAAACTATCGATAAACGTATACTCTGACAGATACTGTTCTTCAAAAACTTTCTTATTAGCATCACTAGGGAAACTTAACTGTCCTACCTGAATAGACCCTAGTGCAAACTTAGGATCAAAGTGTCCTAGTGCTACAAACTTATCCAGGTGTTTTTCGTAATACTGGATAACATTTTGTTCTAGTTCAGCGTACTCTTCGGAAGTATGGTGTGTGAACTTAACATTGAAGTCACTTTTAAAATACCTTTGTGGGATAAATGCTTCGTTGCCAATGTGTTTATCATCGTCCCTGTACATGTCCACTAGAGTTTTACCTATTTCACAGTAGTTGATGTACAAGCCTCCCCAAACTTCCTGCACAGTAAAATGTTTATAGTCAGCAGGAGCAAACGGTATTCTAGGTCTGCCATCACTGCTAAATGTGCATACAAATCTAGCATACGAACCGATACTTTCCAGTCTATGTATGTATATGTTAAGTTGTCCTAGAGCATACTGTACATCCTTGGGTGCATTTTTGTAAAAATCGTTACCCTGTTGAGCATCATAGAGCCCGTGATAGCGTTCAAATATGTTGTGTAAGTAGTTGAGGTCGTCCTGTGTACAATTGTAGTCAATGTGCCTCTCACATACGGGCTGATATGCGTTTATAGTGTCTACGAATCCATTTATTGTGTCAATGCAGTATTCTTTAGTATACTTTGATCCAGTAAATCCGTACATACGCTCAGGGTCGTCTAATTGAGTACCCAAATCTAGTGTTTTTTGTAACTCGGCTAACCATTTAGATGCAATTTCTGTATCTAGAATGTTAAAATATAGAGTGTACTTTGCGCCGGTACTATTAGCAAGTGTAATTTCTAATTTCGACATCTACTCCGGGAAGACCATTTGTTCTTGCACAATGTATGGATCTTTAATCTCACCAGACTCAATTCTGCGTCTTTCTTCAGAACGTAAGTATGTTACAATAGCAACAATATCCATACCATCAATTGTTGTACCAAATGCACCCATTGTACCACCTAAACTCTGATTGGTAATACCAACGCTAATGGTTGTGAATATAGCCATATTGGTATTTGCACTGTATGTAAACTTGCCGCATGTTAGGCAAGGACCTTTACCACCTTTGCCTTGACCACCATGACAAAACGAACAGCGTCTGTCATACCATTCACGCCCATTTTGTACTGTGTCAGCATTGCTGATATCCAGTGCCAGATCATTTTCGTTCATCTGGTGCATTTCTGCTGACAATACCAAAGTGGGAATAAACAATAGAAAAAATAAAATCTTTGACATACTAAACCTCCACAGGTATTTATTTGGCTACTAATTAACTTGCTTTTTTGGTGCATTGAGTGTATAATAGTACATGTTTGAGAGCGTTCAAAGTCTTATATAAACGATTACAGATACTATAAATATACTTAATCCTGGAGTATGAAGTGCAAAAGAAAACAAGAAGTTTATTAGACGAATTAGATATATTTGTTAGCAAAAAAGACAATAATACTCTAATTGAGAATAGAGCTAATAACGTTATTAAGAGTGCTATTAACCTCTTAGAACATATCCGCCAAAACTATGATGCTGACACAGCCGCTAACTTAGAAAAGCGTTTGTTGAACAGCATACGTACAGGTGAACCTGAGAAATTTACTCGAGGTATTAGGAGAGCTCGCAATGAAAATTAAAGAAGTTATTACAGAAGGACTTGGTGATTTAGCCACACAATTTGTTGGTGGCCTAGCAGGAAAAAGCGCCAGTCAGGTAAAATATGAAAAAGAGCAAGCCGCCGCAGATAAAGAGGAACGTAAAGCCGTAAGCCAAGAAGAAAAAGAAGCAAGAGCCAAAGGCATGTCAGTGGAACAGTACAGAAAATGGAAACAAGATCAGGCTGACAAGGCTCAAGCGGCACAGAAAGAAATAAATGATAGAAATACAAGACAAGCGGCCATAAGAGCAAAATTTAAAGCACGTAAACAAACAAGCGGAAGGTTATAATGAAGGTTAAAGAGTTATTCGAAGCAAACGATATCTGGGCACAAATATTAGGGGGCCTAGCAGGAAAGTCTGCGCAACAAGTTGCTGGCGAACAAGAAGCAAGGCGACAATACAAGGCTATGAGAGACGCTGAGAAACAGGCTAAACAGGATGCCAAAGCTGATATGTCTCAACCTAAGATAGATCCTGAAAAACAAGACACAAAACCTACAGATATATCTGATCCAAATAAACCAGAAGGAAATGTTAACGCAAGTTTAGATAGTAAAGTATCATACGCTAAGTCTAAAGGTTGGGTAGGTCAACGACCAACTAACCAAGAAAAGAATTATTTAGACAGTGTAGATGTTTATGTTGATCCTAACATGTTAGCAGACATACCCGCAAATCAAAATTTTATTCCTCATCGACCTCCACACGAGAAGTTGAGCATGGGATCTTTTAAAGCACCTACAGCAGATATCAATACAGCACTGGGTATGAAAGGTCAAGAACAAATATCAGGGTATTCGTCGTATATCCTTACACCAGCAGGTTGGTATTCTAAGAACAGAGAAGCATATATTAACCCAAAGAGCAAAGCACAAGACATAGTTGATATGTACTGGGAAAAGAGTCAAGGCGGTATAAAATGATTACAGAAGGCGGTAAAGCAATACCTTCAGCGGAACCGATAACACTTAAAAACTTCGACGCTGTTAAGAAAAACTTACAAAAAGCATTGCCGCTTGGATTAGACATGTACCCTATTGGATCAGCAGGCAAGAAAGAAGTCAGCAGTGACGTTGATGTTCTTATTGATGCTGAACAGTTATTAGACACATTTCCTGTAGAAGAATTAAAACTAGCAAGACAAGCACTAGAAAAGCATTTCCAAAACATGGGACTAGAAGCCAAGCGTACAGGAGTTAGCATACACGTTGGCATCCCTAACGGTGAGGGTGGTGTTGCACAAGTAGACTTAATGGCAGTTCAAAATGCTCAAGCGGCACAGCCATTACATACACATGATTACACAGACTCACAAATGAAAGGTGGCACACTACATGCTATGTGGGCAGACCTAGCAAACATGAGTGCTACTCCCGAAGCCGAAAGTTTAATGATGAGTCCATACAAAGGACTAGTTAACAGAGAAACTAAAGAACTAGTCACTAACAACAAAGACGAAATAGCAAAGATTATTATTGGTCCTAGTGCGTCAGCAGATGACATGGGTAACCCAACAAAGTTACTAAGAGCATTAGAACCGTATCCTAAGAAGTACGATGCAATTAAGAACAAATACATGGCAACAGAATGGACTCAAAAATGGCAGAACCTACAGTAGGCAGAAAATATCAACACATTGAAGACCTAGTATTCACTAACGGCAGTCGTGGTGGACTACATGCTGTTGAACGTCTACGTGACATGCAAGAGTCCGGTGGCATAGAACTTAAGTGGGACGGCAGTCCTGTACTTTATTGGGGAGAAGTTAACGGTAAATTTACGGTCTTGATGAAGAATGCTCTTGCATACCTTAAGCGTGGTGTGAGAGAAGTTGGTGCAGGTATTCCTACACTGGCAACAGGACCGCAGGATGTAAATGACTTTGTAGCAGGAACTGGCAAACCACAACCAGGACAAGAAGATGCTAGAATGGCATTTGCTCAAGACATGGGTAACTTATGGCCACTACTACGTAAAGCAAGTCCTAAAAAGGGACTGGTAGAAGGTGGATTACTGTTTTATCCTGGCGAGCCTGCAAAACTAAATTCCAAAACAAACGAATACGAATTTAAACCTAACATTACACAGTTTCACATTCCTGCTGACAGCGATTTAGGCAAGCGCATTGCAGGTGCTAAAGTTATGGTAGCAGTAACAGGATACTATGAAGATATCAATGCACCTGAAAGCAGACTGGACGGTATTGAGAAACTAAGCACACCAGATGTTATTGTACAGGGTACAACATATACAGAAGCAACGCCTAAACTAGATGACAAAGGTTTAAACATTGTAGAACGGTATATTAGCAGTAACGCTGGCAATATAGATGACTTTATTAGTGGACAACCTGGCTTAAAGCGACCTGGAGATGTGCTATACAAGTTTTATAATCAAACACTAAGAGTACCCGGTGCTAAAAAAGGTTTTACAGACTGGGTAGAGAAAAATTTAAGTGCAGGACAAGCAGAAAAAATATTACGTCATCCTGGATTAGATGCTACACTAAGTGCAGTTGAAATGATTACAGGACAAAAGAACCAAGTGTTACAGCAACTGGGTTCTACTAAACACGGAGATATTAGACAGACCAAACCGGAAGGTTATGTACAAGCACATCCAGGCAAGGAGTTTAAATCAGACTTACCAGGACAGTTTGTTAAAATGATTGACCAACCTAATTGGTCTCCTAAAGATAAGTAGTATTATGAGAGCAAGAGAGATATTAAGAGAAGCACCAGAACAACGTGTAGCCTTTAGTTGGGGCAGGTTTCAGCCACCACACTTAGGACATGCTGAGGTGTTTAAGAAATTAGAATCTGTAGGAAACTATGGCTTTTGGATTGGCACAGGACAAACTAATGATCCTAAAAAGAATCCATTGCAGTATGCAGACAAAGTTGCTATACTGAAAGAGATGTTTCCTGCATACAGCGATAACATATTAGCTGATGCTAGTATTAAGACTGTATACAATGCTATTGTAGCAATTTATAACAAATACGATCCCAAAGAAGCAGAGAACATTACTTTAGTTTTTGTGGGAGATCCAGAAAGAATCAACGACTTTGTTGGTAGCTTTAAAAAGTTTAATGGCGTTGAAGCACGTCACGGTTATTACAAGTTTAAAGATGTAACTGGCTTTGCAAATACTGACAAAGGTGATGTAAGAGCAACAGATGTTCGAGGTGCGGTACAGGCTAAGGACATGGACAAGTTCCAGCAACTCACCGGATTAACAGGTGACTTGGCTCAAACCGTTTTTAACAAGGTAGCAGAGGGGATGGGCGTTGTTTGACTTTATTCAAGAATTAAATGAAAGCAGGATCTTTAGATACGAGCACGATTTTGAGGGAATGACTGCTCGTGACTTAGGTCATTTACTGTATCAAATAGTTATGATGTTAGAAATAATTAGACATTATGACAAAGACTGGGTTAAACAGTATGCTAGAAAAACATATCAGTTTGGAGGTTTTCCGGGAATGAAGGCCGCTCAAACTGATATGTACAATTTTATAAGTGTTCTTAGTAATCAAGACAAGTACGACACTTATCTTAAAACAGATAAGACAGTACACGTACCAATGTTTGGTATTAAACGTTACTTGTTGGACATTATTAATGACAATAGACATATCACTAGAGACAGAGAACTATTAACTAAGTTAGAAAGCAGTCTTAAAATACAAGACGGCGAACTTAAAAACATAAGACGCTTGGTTGGTTACTGGAACAACTATAGTGATACACAGAAAAAGACCACTATAGTTAGTCTACGTCAAAATGTTAGACTTGACACCCCATATATTGATGTATATTGGTCAAAATTTAAAGAATTGAAATAAATAACATTAAGTCAGTAATAATACTGGCAATAAAATTTAAGGAGTTTTAAAATGGCAGACGTAACAAGAGTACACGGTGATCCTTTAGGCGTAGTTGCAGTAGACGCTAGTAAGGGTGATACAGATGCAGACGGCGTATTGGACGCAACACTTACAGTTGCAAACGTTGGTAGATCATGTGCATGGTTAGCAATTATAGTTAAGAATGGTTCTGCAGAAGCAGTAGACCTACAAGCAGAAGTTGATACAGGTGATTCTGTTGAAGCAATTCTTAAGGCAGTTCAGGCTTCTATCGTTTCTAATGTACAGTACGGTGGTGAAATTTTAGCATACCAAGTTGAAGATGACACAACTGGTCAAATCAGCGTTATGGTAGCTGGTTCTAACTGGACAAACTCAACATTGCAAACAGCAATTCAGGCACTTGGTACAACAGTTGGTAACAACTCAGTTGACGTATCAGGTTCTACAGTAACAGACACAGGCATGAAATTAGCAACATCATAATTTTATATCTCAGTAACACTAAAGGCGTATTTCATGTACGCCTTTTTTTATGGCTAGTATAAATACTACAAATACTTAATTAAGGAGTTTTACAGATGGCAGATTTAACAAGAGTACACGGTTCACCATCAGGTAACGTGACATACGACAGATCAGTCGCAAACGTTGGCGATATTTCAGCAGACGAACTAGTAGACGTTTCAGGACGTAAATTAGCATTTTTCAAAATCGTTGTTCAAAACGGTTCTGACACTAACCAGGACATGACATCAGAAATGGGTCCTAACGAGTGTGTAGAAAAGATTTTACAAATTATTCAAAACTACACAGACGGCACAAACGAAGGAAGTGCAACAATCTTAGCATATCAGGTAGAAGGCGACAACACAGGTCAAATCAGTGTTGCAGTTGAAGGTTCTAGCTGGACAGCGGCAGCGTTGCAAGCATCTATTCGTGCTACTACAACATTGAACTCAATCAATGTTACAGGTTCAGACGTTACAGAGCCTGGCTTAGATTTAACATAATAGCAACTTAGCACTATAAATAAAAAGGCATACATATTTTGTGTGCCTTTTTTTATGAACTGTCAAAGTATATACAGAGATTCAAGAATACAAACTGTCCCATTAAGTAAACTAAGCCCTATGACTTTACACAAGGACGGCAGAGAACAATGGAAAACTTTGCCAACTATGAAAGAACAGGGGATGTGGTACCCTATACATGTGTGTAAAGTTGATGAAAGATTATGGATTGCACAGGCAATATCAGGAATAAGTCGTAAACCTATTATAAACGAAGACGGTATGATATGGGGTGTAAAAATGGGATGTAACAGATTCGTTACTGCAGAAATGCTTAACTACACAACGATAGATTGTATTGTACACCCTAATTTAGATGAGTGTGTGCAATGGGCAAGGTATTTTAAACACATAGATCCTTTACACAACAACAACCCAGAACCGTTCGAAGGCAAGTTTTCATATGAGTAAAATACACGGCTACAGTTCTGCTACCAATGAAGGCAAAGGTAGTTGTGTAATAGATTGTTATACATTAGTTGATATAACAAGGACAGGAGTAGTTGCCTATTACAGAGATGGTATGCCTATGTTCTTAGATGATGCTGATCAGATTATAAACGACGAACCATCTTGGACACGTAGTCGAAATCAACAACGTAACTATGAAACACTGATACAAGTTATTAGTTTACGAGCTCAGCCGGTGTACTTAGAAGATCCTAAGCGACTAAGAAAACAAAACTTATCTTTATACGAGTTTTCTGATAAGGAAGGCATACAAGATTTATGGCGTTTTAGTTTTAGTGCAGAACAGCCTGATGTTTATAATCAAGGCAACAATCCTGTAGCCGCACTTGAACAAGATAGCGAAAACATACCTATTATATTAGGACTAAACGAAACTGTTGATATAGAAATACCTACATTACAGTTAGGAATAAACATGTACTTTAAATTACGTAACTGAAACTACTAAATATAATTGGTTATGGCACATTAATTAAGGCATTTTTAGGCATACTGGCACTACTTAGGCTCGACTATTTTGGCAATGGTTTTTACATTAACTCTAACTAGGAGATAAGAGTAGTGGCAATTAAGTCCCAAACAATCGAGAAGAAAAGTCTCGAGGCTCACGTAGATTTATGTGCCGAAAGGTACGAAGAATTGAATAAAAATATTAAGACACTAGAATCACGTGTGGACTCCTTATCCTCTCACGTCCTCGGTATAAAAGAGGACATGAACAAAATTACACGGTCAATCAATAATAGACTAATTACTATTGCTGGTGGCGTAATAGGCGTGCTATCTACCGCTTTACTAGCACTTATTATCAAAGTACTCACATAGACAAAGTGAAACGTCAAACCGCTAAAAAACTTAAACAGTTTACTGATAAACACCTCCCTGAACTCTTAACTAAGAACCCTACTCTGCTTTGGGAATCAGGCAGAGATAGTCTCATGGTAGGGCAGTTAGAAGTTAAGAAAGATCAAAATGGGTATATGATAACACTGCCTGGCGGTACTCGCCGTCGTTTTTACAAACAAAAACATGCAGTCTGTTACGCAAGTTATTACCAACTAAGTAACATGGATCGTTGTAGTAGTATTGCTATATTAGACAATAAACTAGAAAACTACTCACATGACGTTGACCATTATAAACAGAGACTAACAAAGTATTACAAAGAAGATGATAAAGATAAGTTCTTTTTGTACTATGCTAGGTACACACATGCGTTACCACTTAAACAACGCATGGAACAAGAATGTAAGAAAACAATCTTTTTGGCTAAATATAATTAAATTTAGGAATTCTTAAAATGCAACTTAACGAACTAAAGAAAAAGAACACAAATAAGGTTATGGAAAGCAGATTCGGCTTTGCTGTCAACTTTAATAAGATGACAGTCCAAAAAGCAGAAGGCTTACTAGAAACCATTGAGTCAGGATTAACTAAAATCCGCAACAGCAGTGCATTCCACTCTGCTGAGAAGAACCCACGTTACATGGAACTTTTAATGGTAAAAGAAAGTGTAACTGAATGGTTAGACGGTAAAGTAGAAGTAGTAGTTGAAGGCGAAGTACAAACGGCAGAAGCACTTCTAGCCGCTAAAGATATCACCGATAGACTACAAGGTATGGTAGAAGACTTAGGCGAAATGCTTAATGAAGATTTACCACCATTAGGCGACAGCATTAATGACCAGATGGGTGAGGGCAAAGGCACACAGTATGTTGCTAGTGCAAGTGCTACATTACAAGGTTTATTAGATGCTATGAAAGCTGCCAAGCAAGCACTGGACGATGCTAGTAAAGTAATTACTGGTGAAGGTCCTGCTCCAGCAATGGCAGGAGATGAGATTCCAGACGAAGAACAAGCAATGGCAGGCGATGAGATACCTGCAGAAGAGCCTATGATGGAACCTGAAGAGGAAGAGCCAGTCGGCAGAGAGATGCGCTAATGCGCTTTTCTGAGTTGCATGAAAATGATCAGAAGCTGGTTGCAAAACTGGCTTCTGTTCTCGAGTTCTTAAAAGGCAGAGCAAGTGACCGAGACCTGCAACCAAACATTACTGTAGACAGTTTAGTTAAAATGGTTGCTAACACTGGCACACACATAGATTCTGCTAGTATTACACAGTTGTTTAACAACCCAACAATAAGAAACCTAATTAAAAACGTAGAGGGTAACATGATTACTCTAAACCTCGACGGCGGAATGTCCGAACTTCAACCAGGCGGAGGCAACATGCCACCAGAAGTTAAAGTTAACCAAATGGCTAAAAGGGCATTGAATCGTAGACAGTAATCTGTTATAATAAAGACATGATTACATTCACACC